GCCGGAGCCAGCGTTGAACAGCGTGGTGCGGTCTGACGCATCCAGCCAGCATTGCAGACCAGTGAGAAGCGTTGGCGACCAAACGGCATACGGCACACGCCGCCAGAAATTGGTTGACACGCAGGTGTACTGGTACTGCGAGTCGTACGCGATCTGCCCCACAGACCCCGTCGCCGTTGCGGAAGTTGGAACCGATGACCAAGAGAGGCCAGACCCGCCTGACGGCCCCGACTCAACGTAGATGCTCGCGGTCGCGTCCCACCGCCAGATACGCTGATCCTCGGTCGTGATGTAGAGATTCGACGCCGAGCCGGTCGCTGGGAACGCGGAGACGGACGCGGCGGTGACGATGCTGCCGCCGCCGCCCGTGGCCAGTGCAGTGACGGACCCGGAACCGTTGCGATAGAAGAGTTTCCCGTCGCTTTCGTTGATTGCGATCTGGCCAGAAACAAGCGAGCTTGGGGTATTGCCCGCCGTGGTCGATCTCAGGATTCGGACAGTCGCCAACTAAAACGTGCCTCCATCAATATCCGAACTAGGCGCGAGGTAATCGGTCCCGGCGCTTGCCAGTGAATACGCCGATCCGTTTCCTTTGAGGAGTCCGTTGACTGCCGATGTGAGTCCTGTGCCGCCGTAGCCCACAGCTACCGCGGTGCCCTGCCACGTTCCGGTGCCGATGGTCCCCACGCTTGTCAGCGACGAACTGACAACACCCGAACCAAGCGCCGTCGCGGACAACACGTTGGTCCCGGCAATCTTGTAGCTCTTGCCGGTGAGGATGTTGAAATGCTCGCTGCTCGTCCATGACGCTGTGGCCGACACCCAGTTCAGCGTGTAGGTGCCGGTGCCAGATAGCGAAATGCCGCCGCCATCAGCAGCCGCGTCAGTGGTGCTACCCTTTGCCAGTTCAATGTTCTTGTCGGCTATGGAAAGGGTGGTTGACGAGATGGTGGTAGTCGTACCGTTGACCGTCAGATTGCCGCCGACAACGACGTTGCCCGTGAAGGAGGCACCAGCAAGCGCGGCGTAGTTCGTCAACTGTGACGCAACGGCAGACGCCACGCCAGAAGACAGGGCAGAGTCTACGTAGCTAGTGCTTGCAAATGCACCACTACCACCTACCGATATAATACTAGTCGCCGTGCCGCCGGACCCGCCTGTACCAGTGCCGTAGTACAAAATGTTTGTCTGCTCATTGTAACAAAGTTCCGCGTTGGCAAGACTGCTTGGCGCGCCAGCACCACCACCGTTTGCCCGTCGCTTAATCCGAATAGTTGCCATCAGTAGTTACCCCCGTCTAAAAGTGTCGTCTCCGAGTAATTCCGCCATTTGCCGCCAGACCAGCGCAAAATGTCGCCGGTCTTAATATCTGTGACTTCGACATCGCTGGAGGACGGGAGCGAGAACCTGAGAGCGTTAAGAAGGTACGGTAGATCGTTCCACCGAGCCACCCCGTCCCCTATCTTTATTGCCCCCGAACCGAACGCTGGGTCTGAATAATCAAACGTGTCCGCAGATGCAGTGAGGGCGAGCGGAACGTCTCGCTCATAGCCAACCTCTCCCGCAGCCAGAATGGGATTGTTGATCCGCCATTCTTCTGCCGTGCCGCGGCGGAACTGGACGAGCTTGTAGCTCATACGTTGCGCCCCTTCACCCGATAGGCGTGCTTCTCAATGACCTTCTCCCTGAGATCGCTGGACTTGGCGGAAGGATTCAGCCGCTTTTCCTTGGCGACAGCTTCCCTGACAATCGACTCGCTGATGAGCTTGCGCTTGGGATCCGCAGGGCCTGGGTCGTAGTTCACCGTTCCTGACACTGACAGGCGGCGCTTGTGGGCGACTTTTAGGACATCGTCATTGTTTGAAACCCATGCTTCGGGATCACGCCAGCCTCTTTTGTCCGCAAGCCCACCTACGTAGTGCTTGCCAGAGATGTTGATCCCGGCGCTCTTGGCCTCTGCGGCCACGTACTTGGCCTGACGAACGGGCATGTCATCCAGCTGCTGGTTGTTCATGCGACCCTGCATAAACGCACGGTCGGTGCCGCGGGTGCCCGGGGGTGTCTGCATGGCGACCATCGCAGCCCACTTCTCGCCGTAGGGCAGGGCGCGCCTGTACGTTGCGATGGCTTCTTCGCCAGCGCGCTTAACTTCAACCGGGATTTCCATTTGCCTGTCCTTCGGGGGGCGGTCCTTGTGGAGGTGGGGGAGGAGGAGGCGGCACCATGTACCGCGTCACATCCACGTTCATAGCCTTGCCCCAGTCTTCCAAGAGGGCGTTGAACAGTTCCGGCCGTCCGGCCTGGAGCAAGCCCTGGCTGATCGGGGCAAGGATCTGCATGGCGTTGGTGATGTTCTCCACGCGCGTGGCGTTGTTTGGCTTCTTCACGGAACCAGCCTCAACGCGGTACGAATACTCACGCACAATCGAATCCGGGTCTTCTCCCTGTACGTGCATCTGCCATGCCTGCGCAGCCATCGGGCCAAGCAGCGGGGCAACGTCCTGCGGGCCGATCAGCCACCGCGCAAGCAACGCTTCCTTGCGGGCGACCAGCGACAGGGCGTCTTCCAAGATATTTGCATAGTCATCCGGCCGTACCGAAATCTGCTCAGCTTTGACCTGCGCTTCTGCGGCCGACCGAAACTGATTCCTGGTCATGCCGTAGATGAGTTCTGTCAGACCCACTCGCCGGTCGAACAGCGCGGTGACCTCAGAGATGATCTGGTACATGTCCGATGTGACACCGGGCATCTGGAAGACAGAGATCACATCGTTGACCGACCGGCCGATGGCTTCAGAGATCTCTACGATCTTAAAGCCCCCCTCGTCTTTCTCTAGGATCTTACTTTTTAGATCCGGGTCGGCTGACTTCGCTACGCCAATCAGCACCTGCGCGCTCGTCGCAATGCGAGTGGCGAGGAAGCTCATAGCCCAGTTGATGAACCGAAGCTCACCAATGCCGGGACGAATGATAGAGATGGGCCAGCTGTACCCAGGCTTGCCGTGCCAGACCAGCGGCGTGAACGGCCAGCCGCCTGGTTCTGCCCAGAATGGGATGGGCCACTGCGCCGCCAGAAACATTGACTGCGGTACACCCGTCTCGTCCACTTCCTCCTGCAGCATCTGCTCAGGCATGTTCAACGGGAAATCGACGCCCTCTGCCACAACGATGTAGCAGTTGGGGCCGAACGCATCAAACTTGCCGCGGAGGTCTTTATCGGCGTTTTTGAGCCGGTCACCAAACCCCGTCTTGGAATAGATTTCCCAATAGACGATGAGGTCGTTCGTTTTCCCTAGCTTTTTCTTGTACTCAAAGCCGCGCTCATTGTTGTCGCCGCGCGACGAGTAACTTTCGATGTGCCCCTTCAGATCTTCTCTGGACAGGCCAAACTTCTGGATCACCTCGTCCAAAGGCTGGATACGCTTTCTCGCCGCCCAGCGGATATCCTCAAACTCATCGGCGTCAGGATCCCAGACGAGGTTGTCGATGCTGTCGTAGAAGCTGCCAGCCATCTTTAGCTGCGAGCCTGGGGGCGAATAAAGCTCATGCCACCAGACACCGGCCCCCTTAATGAACGCTTCTTCAACCACCTTGCGAGAGTGCTTCTTTAAGTCCAACTCGTTGGGCGTGTAGTTCAAATAATCTTCCAACAGCTTGGAGACGAGCTTCCGCTTCTCCAGCATCATCTGCTGATCCTGCAAGCCCTGCTGGTACATCTGCATGCCGGGGTCTGGCATCATCACCGGCTGGCCATCCGGTCCAATGATTGGCTGGCCGTCCGGCCCCATGGCTGGGATGGGGGGCTGGGGCTGGATGCCAAGGAGTGCGGGTCCGATGATCGGATAGTCCTTGGGGGTCACCGCCCTGTTTGGGTTCCGGTGATGGATGACCGCGGTAAACAAACGGACCGCCTCCCACACGCGGTTCACCTGCATGCGGAAGGCAGGGGGCGTCATGCCCTTGTTGTAACCCCTCTCCCCGCGGGCGTAGCCGTCCTTCCACATGAAGTCCGGGTCGCCAGCGAAGAAGTTGAGTGCCTCGTCAGCGTCCTCAGTGAAGGGACGCTTGTGGGCAGTCGCCTGCTTGATGCACTCTAGCCAGCGGGCGACGATTGGACGAAGCGGTTTATCCATGGAGACTCCTATAGGTAAGTGCCCTACTTGCCCCTACGGGCTTCCAAGTCGGCCACCTTGCGCTCCAAGAGAGCCACTTTCTCGGCCAGAATTGCATTCTTCTGGGGCTTGTGTTCCCAGTTGCCGTATTCCTTCCAGGCCGGGAAATCATTTACGCCCGGGTCGGTGACATGGTGGACAGACGGCTTCTCATTCCCGCCGTACCCGGGAGCCAAGGCCCAAAGCGTGAGGGTTCGCTGGCTTACCTTCGTCACCACCGCCGGGACAGTCTCAGCGCCATCATGGGCACGGAACAACACCCAGTCACCAAGCTCAGCTGTCGGCATTACGTAATCACTCATCTTCGACTCCCCATAGGCCCGAGAACGATGCAGTTGTCTTCGGACGACTGCTGCCTGCGGCGTTTATCCGCGAGGTAACGCACCCACCATGGATCGGGGCCATAGGTCTTTGGTGGTGCGTGGTATTTTGGTTCGTACGCGCAGAGGTACTCCACGCTCTGGATGGCGTGGACTTCCCCGCGGCTTTGCGGTTCGTCGGTCACGTAGATCTGGCCGTTGACGCTAGTGGTCTTCTTGCGGTAGCGGCGGATCTCGCGCATCAGATTCGGACAGGCACCGTCCAAGAACTTCAGCTTGGTGGTCCCATCCCCCCGGATGTGCATCATCTGCCGGACGAGAGCCGTGCGCGCCGGGATGTCGTCCGACCCTGGGATGAAACCGTAACCGCTCATCTGCGACTTAATGCCACGCTTCTTCAGTTCTTCGGAGTACAGTTCATGGGGAAGCCGACCGGACCCCAAGTCCCTGAGCATGCCGCCGTGCATGTCGATGATGAACGTCCTGTAGTTCTGGCCGTCAGCCTTCTGGGCAAAATGGTCACCGAAGATCAATGCGTTGGCTTGACGGATGTACAGTTCGTCGTAGATGAGCAGGAACTTTTCGTCTGGGGGAACCGCTCCAAACACGCACGCAAGGACCGTGTGTCCTGGATCGATTGCAACATAGCGCGTCCAGTCAGCTGGAACCCTCCCATCGGGTAGATCCTCTCGCCGCAGAACATGCACACCAGGATTGAACGACGGGTACATGAGCGTGCTTTCCGTGGTGAACTCACCCTCCGCTCGCATGCGAAGCTCGTCCATCCCCAAGGCAGACCACCGCTCAATGTTTTTCTTCTTTTCCTCTTGGTCGATATGGGCGTTATCCAAGAACCGCAGGGTGAACTTCTTAATGATTGAGTTCTCACGCCCCTCTTCTTCGGCCTTGTCCGCACGTTCACACAATCCCAGCAGCGCATCGTTTTTACTATGCGGCATAGCCGACCAAACAAACCGGCCTTTGCGGTCTGCAAGCCGCGCCTGCATTTCTCCGACCCACCGTTCATTATTAATATCCTCATCAATGTGAACTAAATCTGCTTGGAAACCTTGGGGCGGTTCGCCTTCTGAGGAGAAGCAGTTAATAGTCCAGCCGTTGGTAAGCTCTGCCTTGTTGAGGTAACTGGCGTTCTTCAATACCCAAGACATCTCTTTGATCATGCGAGGCGGGATCAGAGGTGGGGCTGGCTTGGCCTTGGAGGGATCGTCCACTCCGGGCTTAAAGGCCCGCCACTGGCCCGTCTTTTCATCTTTGATCATTTTGAACGCACCGGCACGGAACAGCATCGGCACAACCACAAGACCTATGTGGGGCCAGTTCCGCCCGATGATCACTAGGTTCCCGCCCTCCTTTGGATACTTGCCGTACGGGTCTTGTCCGGTGGCCGCGCGTGCGTCCTCTACGAAACTTGCTGCCGATTTTCCTGACCGATTGCCGCCGATCAGCAGGCGTTCGCTCGCCATGCACTTGTGGAACTCCTCCTGCTTGGGCATGGGGGAATACAGACGCAAGGCTTCGATCCGGCGTTCCGCAAGCTCCAGCTGCACATCTCGCAGCTGGTTAAGCGCGTGCTGCGTGATGCCTTGGACCGCCGGTTCGTCAGGTGTTGGCGGCGGTGGGATCTGTGGGTGCTTCCGCATATTCTCCGCAGAACTCTCCTTCGCTAGTCACTGGTATCCAGCCAAATTCACTACCGGGCTCAATCGGGATCAACGGCGGGTATCGGTGGCAATGGCCGAACCCCGCTTCCATGATCTCCCTCCACCACCGGCACGTTTGACACTCCATGCTGAAGCTCCTTCAAAGGGATTCCTTGGACCGTGATCGTTGTGGCCGCTTCCATAATCCGCTGGCGAAGCTCGTCCTCTAGTTCCTCCTCGCTCCAGGCGGTGAGAGGTTTCTTCGCTCCACCCATGGCGGTGTTGGCGGATACCAAGCGGACGACGGTATCCAGCATCTTTGTTCTGAACGCGCCGCCTGACGGGGAGTCGAACAGCTGCTTCATGTAGCAGTTGGCGAAGCCTCGCACTCCACCGAAATACTCCATCAGAACTTCTAGGAGTTCCGAAGAGTGGGGGATGTTCGCTCCCCCGATCCTTGCGGAGGCTACGAACAGATCCACCGCACCCTTCTCAATCTCCGCGAGCTTCTTGTTGCCCTTCTTCTTACGGGCCTTCTTCTCATGGGCATTGCGGCACTTGCGACACCGCGCGTGGAAACCGTCCTTCGACTTATGCCAGTACGTTGCAGTGACCTCATAGGAAGTCCCGCACTGGATGCACGCCTTGTAGTCAGACAGGCTTCACGCTCCACTTGGGACGCAGATCCATCAGCTTCACGCTCGCGTCGTAGTTGGCTTCCCAGCACTGCTTGAGTTTGGCGCTGATGTCTTGGGCCTGGACGATCTGTGGCTTGCCAACGCACTTGGGCTTCCAGTGACCGGCCCACGCATCCCAATTGCAAAAGACGGGGTTGTAGCCCAGCTTCTGCGTGCCTGCCAGCGACAGGTCGCGGGTCATCGTCACATCTTCCGTGGACGACTTCTCGGCTTGGTACTTGTCTGGATACTCGTAATAGAACCAAGGGTGGTCAGCGGATGTCTGTGGTTCCGTGATCTCAAACGCCCGCATGTCGTACATGATCAATCCGGTCGGAAGAGCGGCGCACTCTTGGATGCCAGCCATCTTCGCCCCAGTGTCCCGGTCGTACATCTCCAGCTTAAAGTCTGGGTTGGCGTTTGCGGACTGGTGGGCCTGCCATCGGAATACGTAGACGTTCTCATGGGGGGGTGGGCCGCAGTAGGGCGCACCAATAACCACCGGACCCTTGGGATAATGCTCCACCAAGAAGTCGAACGAAGATGCGATGAACGGCTTGGCGTCCACATGCCCCGAGTACATGTCGGGCTTCATGTCGGAATCCACCATCACCAGCACATCAATGCCATACTCGCGCGCCATGAGTACAGCCCGATTGCGCGTCATTGTGATCGGCGTGTCGGACAGATTCCAGACTTGGATACGCGAGACACGCGGGTCTTGCGAAAGGCTGGAGGTGATCGGAAGCATCCACTCGCGGATGTCCGGGTGTTCCGATGAGATTCCGCCATTGCCACCATAAGAGAACGTACAGAAGCCGACAGAGAACTTTTGTTGCATTTCACACCCCGGGGTTAGGTGTACAAGTCTACAGTATTACAAAGCGGGCGTCAACGACGATTGTCGCCGTTTCGACGCATGCCGCCGCCGCGACTGCCGCGCATGTTTGGCGGGACGATCACCATGTTCCGCGGCGCTCTTATCGGTGGAGCCTTCTGCGTATAGCGAGCGGGCGGGATCTGCTTGGTATTGATTCTCTTGGCGGGTACGGGCGGAAGGCTCTGCGCCCCACCCTGCGGGTTGTACGGGGTGCCTTGTGATGGCGGCTCAATGGGGCGGGCTGAGCTTGGCGTGGACGCCGGGGCTGGGCTGG